GGAGAGCGCTTGAGTGGCACTCAAGAGGTCGCGGCCACATTCCCTCTAAACCCTACCTTTTCAATAGCTTACAGTAAATCATTCCTTCCCAAAAAGGAGGAATGAGCGCATGACTTTAGGTGAACTGTTCCAACTCTTCTTGCGTGAGCGTCGTTACATTAAAAACTCTTCGGAGAATACCATCTACTTCTACGAGAATAGCCTGAGAGCGTACCAGCGGGTGATGGGAGACGCCTTCCCTACCAAACAGGCTTGCCAGGATTTCGTTATCAAAATGCGGGAACTGGGGATCAAGCCCGCCTCCTGCAATGTCTACATCCGTGGGATGAACTCGTTTCTGGGGTGGATGTTTGAGAATCAACATCTCCCTGAGAAGCTTTCCATCAAGCAGTTGAAGTGTGAACAACGGGTAATGAAAACCTTCACGGACGAGCAGCTAAAGGCCCTTGTTTCGTGGAAACCTCATACCTTTCAAGAGCGCAGGCTTCACACGCTTATCTGCCTTCTGATTGATACGGGGATCAGAATAGACGAAGCCCTTACCCTTCAGCGCGGCAAACTGGACTTTGACAACCTTCTGATTACCGTTATTGGAAAAGGGGCCAAAGAACGACTGATCCCAATCAGCATCGAACTACGCAAGGTGTTGTTCCATTTCTTGAAACGCCATGAGTTTGAACTGGTCTTTTGTTCGAGGGATGGAGGCAAACTCCTGTACGACAACATGCGTAGAGACTTACAACGTTTATTAGACCGTCTGGGTATCGAGGGTATAGACGGTTCCTTCCACGCTTTTAGAAGGAAGTTTGCGAAGTCGTATGTTAAGAATGGAGGAAATGTTTTCTATCTAATGAAACAACTGGGACACACTTCTTTGGCTATGAGTAAGCGATACTGTGAAGTGGACGCAGAAGACCTTGCCTTAGTGCATAAGAAGGCTTCTATTCTTTCAAGGCTGAAATAAAGTCTTTAATGCGCCGTTCCAGTTCGGCATCTTCAATGAAGAACAGGTCAGGGGCGAAATGAGGAGGAACAACGGCAAATAAAGCCTGTCCGAATCTCAGGTCATTGTCATAGGCATACCGTGAGAGCTGATAGAGTGCTGATTGGTTCATCATTGGAGGTTTGATTTTATAGATTTTGCCTTCTTCGAGGATGGTGCCGTCAGTCATTCGTTTGTTTTAATGCGAGCCACAACCTTGCTACTGCTTGTTCTAGGGTGTCGCCTTGTTCTGGATCAGGGTAGTCATCGTAATAACTTTCCGCTCTGCATCCATCTGCTTTCTTAGCAGCATAAAACTTGCCGTCAAATTCCCACATCACAAATCCCTCATAGCCACACGCTTCTATAAGCTCAGAGAGGGTTGGAATCATATAATTCTGCCCATCAATCACCCAATTACCTGACCCATTAAACATTGAGCTTATTAATGGATACCCACGTCTGGACCTGTTTGCCAGGGATTGCCTGATTAAGCACGTTTGAATAATCAGGCCGACCACCGGCGGCAATATATTGTTCGTGAGACAAAGGCGTACCATTAGCATCATAAACCTGTGGACTGTTCGGATCAGGCTTATAGAAATAGACGGTAGGCGCAGACTGTATTGCGGGCCTTGGAGCCGTAACCGGAGCAGGTTTCGGAGCGACAGGAGCAACCGGCCCATAGACTGGAGACGCGCTTGGTTGCAGTACCGTTGCTACATTCCCGCCCTGTATATTCGGGTTGCCGCCTTGCAGATTATAGGGATCACCCTGTAATGGTATTGCCATAAGGTTGGGTTAAGGATTAGTTGAGATAATTAAAATTGCCCGTATAGGCTCCGCTGCTTCTTATATTCTTGCCGTTGCCGAAGTAATCAGGGACGTTGAACATTGGTCTGCCTTGCGACTGCATAAAGGACTTCATTTCAGAGAAGGGTTTCCAGAGAATATCCAGGGTTTGGTAAGCTTTCTTACGTTCGATTTCAGCCTGATTGGGATTGTTCATCTTTTCGCTGTCTAGAGCCTCGGCATACGCAAGCTGGACAATTGCTTCATTGCCTGAGTGTTCATAATTATCAGAGGTTGGACTAAAGGGGAGAAGGTCAGAAGTGGCTGACAGTGTAATAGGAAATTTCTTGCCGTAGAAATCTATTGCATCACCGACCGTATAAGCGTACTTATTGACGAAGATATATGTTTCAATCTCAGCCCAGATCCGCAAGGTTCCAGTCGGATAGTCTTCTTTGTATTTCAAATAGTCTTCGGCCAGGACTTTCTTGAACTCATAGCCTCCGACCCTCAGAAGATAGATGCTCCAATTCATTAGCTTTGAAGGATGGTCATAGTAATCCGTGCTGATGCTTGTAGCGGTTTCAGTAAGCTGGGTAAACGGCCAGGGTTTAAAGTCCCACGCCTTAAACAGTCCCAGTTGGATCAATACGCCCAAATCCGTATCAGTCCACAGACCGTTGTTGGCAATGTTTGAATAATCTATATCGAGCTTGCGCGAGAGATGTTGTTTGGCTTCTTGATTGGTCATTGGTCTTGAATTAATTAATTAACCCATCGCTTCCCATAAGAGATAAATCGTATCGCTAGTGGGGCTTCCGGTTTTAGTCCACTCCAGATAAATATTCGTCGCGTCAACTGTAATGGTGGCTACTTGTTTTATGGGAGGGAAGGCAGAGTAATCCTCAATATGTATTATGTTGACTTGACTAGAGCCAGCGCCGATTTGAGCATTGTATTCCCATCCTGCGAATCGAACTGAAGCCGTATGAGTACCATCATAAGTGCCAACTGACTTCATGAACTGTTGAGTGCTTCCCGCACCTGGATTAATCGCTTTGTAGGCGGTGATTCTTATAAATGAAGGAGTCTTGCCTAATCCGTGTGCAATGGTTTGTGTACCGCTTACGGCATCTCCCGAACGTGAATTGACATCAGTAGTAAAAGCTATGCTGGCAGTCGGCGCGGCCCAACTTCCATCCCCCCTTAAAAATTTAGAAGTGTCATTGGGAGCTTTAGGAGTGAAGCCATGTTTTGAAGTAGTGACATTATTAGTCGTAATATCCGTAACCGATAAATCAGAATCTTTTACCTGAGCATAGCCGGGAGTGGATGCGCCATTAAGAAATTTTTGAACATCTGCTGGGGACTTCGGCGCAAATCCATGCTTAGAACTTGAAACATCATCGGTAGTAACATCAGATAAACTGAGTTGGGATTCATTAATGCTGGCGATGTCAGATATGGCGTGCCATACTCCATTGAAATAGAAATAGATGCGCTGATCCACGCCGTCATCGTAATACTGGATAGAGTCAGCAAACGTTTTTGGAACAAAAGTCGGAACAGCAGTCAGATAAATGCGCGGTTTGCGAAGCCCCCCTAACAATCCTTCATATTCTTTGATACCGAAATCACCAATCTTTTCAGACTCAGCCGGTGTTTGGTTTGGTTGAATGAAGTTGATTTGTCCCTGTGCTTGTGCCTGGTTGTATTCCTCTTGCGTCATCGTTTTAGGGATAAGTCGTTATAAATAAACTGGCCTGACTTTATCTCCGGGGTTAGATTCCCAAGGCCATCAAGCTGCAACTTGACCAGGAATTTCTTGCCTTTAATCCTGTCTTGAATATCAAAGAATAATTCAGTGAGTTCGGCCAATGATGACAGGGTAAAGGTGCGTACTTTTCTAAACGGCGTAACCGAAAGAAGGATGGAGGATTCGGTGTTGCTTGGAAGCACAGAATCAAGCGTCCACTGTTCAGTGTTTATTCCAGGATTCGCTATAGCGGTAATATGACGGATCAGACCGGCATTAACCCCTTCAAGAACAGTCACCTCATCGCCAACTTTTGCCGTATAGCTTTTTATATCGCCATTAACCCGCAAGATTCCGGCTTGCGTGGATGCGTTATTGGTCTGAGCATAGTTCCAAAGGCTACGCTTGAAATTGTATATTTTGACTGTGGCATTGAAGGTCAGCGCGTAGGTTTCAATTTCTCTTGTATCAAGCCCGAAAGAAAACTTCACTCCTTCAGCAACTTTCTCATTGTCGGTTTGCAGTCCCAGTTCTCCAGAGACATACGATGCTTGCCCAGGAGACCCGGCTGTAAGCTTTCCAATATACGTGGCACTGGGATGAAGGGTGCTGTATGCAGTGTGGATGTGATTATTCGAGTCGAAGAAGATTGCCCCGCTTGTCAGATTATACAGAACGCCATTTGAAGCGGGAACAAACTCAAATAGGTTGGTATTCAGGTTGAGTATGTACAGTCCAGCCTTCAATCGGTTGGCGCGGGCGAATCCCCAAAAGATAAGATTATTCTCAATAAGTTCCGCGCCCTGCGGTAATAGATTTTCAGTCAAGCTGGCTGTGGTAAGCGGAAAATCCGGCAGCTTCGGTATCAACCGCTGAATGCTATAGCCATTGGTTATGTAAATGTTTCTTGAAGTAATCACAATCCAGCCGCCAGTGCTATCCGCAACCGGGACAATGGATTTGATGGTTCCGTTAAGCCAGATCCAAGGAGCGATGGAACGAGTGCTGAATGCGTCCCAAAGAATCAGCACACCGCGACTGTTAAAATTGGCTCCAATGAGAATTCCGGTCCGGCCTGACTTACCGCAACGAATAAGCAAACCGGAAGGGAGATTAAGAGCGTTGGTATTAAAACTGTCATCGGTGACATTCAACAGGGCAATCTGATTTTGATTGCCTATCATAACCCAATCTTCATAGGTATCCATTGGCCGTAAGGCTGTAGTCGGTGAGATGCTTGCGCCAAAGTCCTTGAATTTATCATTCCAGCCGGTATAGATGGAATAGGAGAGGCCGGAAGCTGTCGAGCCAGCGTAGTTTGAGGAAAGAGTAATATGTGTTGCGTCAGTGAAAACGGAAATCGTATACCAGATACCGCCAATTACAATTCGGCGGTCTACCATCGCGGAGGTAAAGGTAGTGCCAGAGCCTACAACAGCGTTTGAACCGTTCGTAACAGCAATCGTGCCGGTCGTGTAGTTGGCTGATCCATCGTACATTCCCAGGTAGCGTTCCATTGCGTAGAGAAGCCGGTTCTTCTGATCAACTATCATCCCGTTTCCGGCCCCAGACACCCCTGGTTTATAGGCCAAAGTCGGTGTTCCCGTTCCGTTCAAGGACTGAACAATATTATTATTGCTACCGAAAGAAAAAACGTAAGTGTTCCCACCCAAAACACCCTCAGTAAACCACTGGCCCACACCTAACGTGGAAAGAGAGCTACTGTCTATGGCGGTTGTCATAACCCAGCCCGGAATAATCCCAAACAGCGATGCGGTCATTCCCTGCGAATGGTAATACTCGCCCTGGCCGCCGCCTGAGCCGAAGCCATTAAAGTTTTGGATTGGTTCTACTTGGATCATAAATCAGGTGGAGGATATTTATCTGAAAAGCTTGAGCCTCTATTTGAATACTTGTCTGAATAACTGCTGCTTCTGCCGCTGTATTTATCTGAAAAGCTTGTACCCCGATTGCTGTACTTATCGGAGAAAAACACAAGGATGCCGTTGAGGTATTTCCGCAGAGTATCAGTGAGGGTTAGGGTCTCGGTGAATACTTTCCCAATTTGCTTCAGTAGGCTATCTGTGAGACTAACCATTTCAGTAAAGAGTCTGCCGAAAAAGATAGCCCGTGCCAGAGAATCAGTAAACGTGATTGTTTCAGAGATTACTTTCCCCCCTATGCGGATCAGTGACTCCGTGAGGGAAACACTTTCAGAGAAAACCTTGCCGGGTATTTTAACCAGAGTGTCTGTGTGTGTGATTGTTTCTGCAAAGCTCCGGGCAAGCTGTTTAAGGAAGGCATCGGTGTGAGTAATCGTTTCTATGAGAACCTTAGTCGGGCCACGGATCAGTGTGTCTGTATAATTGATTACTTCGGACAAGAGTTTGCCAACAACCTTTATAACGACGCTATCAGTATGAGTGATGGTTTCAGATAAGAACTTTCCAGCCTGTTTAAGCAAAGTATCGCTATGCGTTATGGTTTCAGATAGGGGCTTTGAAGTCTGCTTATTGAGGGTGTCTGTGTTTGTTTCCGTTTCACTGAATACTTTTCCGGCAAGCTTGAGCAGAGAATCGGTATGAGTAATGGTTTCCGTAAGGGTTTGAGTAAAAGAACTACCCGCCGCTTTTATTTCGATGGCAATCCCACCCAATTCTGAAGCTGCTGCCCAGGACATATCCACCGTGGTATCGTTGCTTGCCTTCCATTCGGTTGAACACCTCGTATCGTTGTTTCCATCAGCCACGTTTCCTAAGCCGGTAAACCCGGAACCAAGCGTCCGAGCATTAGAACCATTGCCGTTTCCGAACCCTCCGAAAGTGGCATTATTCGCGCTTCCGAAAGCCGCCAAGGTAACAGTCAGACTTGAAGCGGCTCCCGTTCCGTCCGAGTTAGAAACGGACTGAACGATTGCCCCTGAGCCGTTCGTGCCTGAAGTGTTTATTCCTGAGAATTGGTCTACGGACCAAGTAATGCCGGTCTGAGTTTGCCCTCCAAAATCAATGGTTATAGCCCCCGCAGAAGGACTAGCGCCCATCGCCCGAAATGTCGTTACCCGTTTTCTTGAAGAACCGGAAGTGTCATATACAACACTTTTTTCTACTACCCATGTAAGACCGTTCCCACTGGCCGTTGGTTGGTTGGGATCTGCGGTAATTCCAGTTCTGGAAGCTACGGTAAGTAGGATCAGATTATTCGCCGCTGGGGTTACTGAAGCAGTCGTGCCTGAAGTGGCATTAGTGGCACTCCCAGAAGTTAGGTTTGATCCTGATACTGCCATGCGTTAGGCGGCTTTTACTTTCCAGGTGAACTGTAGAGAATCACCGCTTACCACGTTGACCGCAGTAAAGGTTTGACGGCATAACAGAGTCCCGCTGGTATCGGCGTTAAACACTCCAGACTCAGTGACCGCAATGGTGGCGGTTTCGCTGACTGTTCCGACCAATTGAGCCGTATCGTTGGTCACAGTGGTAGTGACGCGGGAAGCAGTCACCGAAGCGGTAGCTAGAGCATGAACACCAGAAGCTCCAGTACCGTCAGCTTTGACTTCCGTGCCTAAAGTTGTGTCACCAGCGGCAAATGCGCCGGTGCCTGTCCCTTGCCCGATAGCAGTAAAGGCGGCTGCACCACCCGCACCGTTGATTCTGGAGGCTACAGCGGCCTTTCCAGCGTCTGTCACGCCATTCTTATAGACCTTGCTATCCGACCAGAAGCCTAAGAACGGAGCGATAAACATTCCGTACCATTTATTGATCCAAAGCGGAGTAAGCCAGCCTTTGGAAATGAGGTTGCGAGCTATTTTGTTTTCCTGAAAGATTGGTTTTGCGTTGCCGTCTTTGTCTAAGTGGCGCATCTCCACATTGACATCCAGCGGGATTAATCCGGCGTGGATCATCACGTTTTCCGTTTGCATTTTAGAGTTCTTTACTTGTTAATGATTCGATTGCTGCATCAACCTTCAGGTCGAGGGCTTCTTGTAGCTTGCGTGATTCAGCGAGCGCCAGATCAGCCTTATACCCTTGGGCTGTTTTCTTGACTTCTTCAGCTATCTCCTTTTCGGGAGTATCGAGCGGGAAGCCAAGCTTCCTGGTAGAGAGAACTTCGCCGTTTTCGACTATCTCAAATGAGACATCGAGGAATGGCGAGCCGTCCTCTACCAGCATCTCTTTGGTGATGCCAATGATTCGGGCATCAATAGTTTTCTCTTTCTTCATAGGGGAGGTTTAATTTTCTAATCCCTGACCCAATAAAGGATCAGAGGCAGAAAACTAGATAGCTTCCATTCCTGGAAGGAAGGCAAAGGGAGTATTCACATAGACGGCGTTAGGAACGATGGTAGCGTCATCCAAATCATTCGTACCGGCAACAAAATCACCAGTGCCCGTAGGATTAACGATAACGAAACCAATAACGGCAGTGCCGCTAAGCACAGTTGGGAAGACTACCCCAGCAAGGGTTGTAGCCTGTGTTCCTGCAAGAGCAGTAACTGTTCCTGCGCTGTCTATACATAGAACGAACACATTGAACTTGGCATTGGTGACAGTGCTCGCAGGCAGCACAATTTCAGCAGTAGTCTTTTTCGCCAACACGCCTTCCACATACGCATAGATTGTGTTGGCAATCTTGACCTTTGGCTTGCTTGAAGAACCGATAACAAGACCGGCAGAATTCAGCACAATGCTTGAAAGCGGCCTTTGCAGCTTGTCGAACAAGTTCGATAGCTCGGTCATCGTATTCGGGAAATAGATTGATTTAGTTCGAGCCATTTTTAGAGGCTTAATGATAGGGAAGTACCCTAGCCCTCAATTAAGAAGGCTAGGGTAGGGAGACTAGGCGAACTTGACGAAGGCGTGAGCGCCAAACTTGCGGCGTTCATCTTTGACTTTCGCGCCGTACACGAACAAGTCCTTATAGGCAGAACCGAAGTTCCCAATAAGATCCTCTTCCATGCCGACTTCCAATGCTTTGTCAGCAAAGGTCAGAAATGCGCTGTTGCTTGCGAGAATATGGTAGCCGTTGGTATTGTCACCAGCCACACGGTTGCTCTTAATAAGCTTGAAGCTCTCAAGAGTACCCATATAGCCTTTAACAACCAAATCCTGATAAGCCGGTTCGACAGCTAACTTGATGCCGGTGTCTTTAGCCATTGTGGTAAAGGCAGACGGAGGAAGTACGATGGAACGGTTTTCATCGGGTACTTCAGCTTCATCAAGATATTGCTTTAGAGTAAGTACCAGCGTCAGGAATGACGGGTTAGAGCCACCGTTATCAATGGTCTTAACCGTGTTGGCCTGGATTTCATAAGTCGCACCAGCGCTGATTGCCCCGCCAGTGTAGGCAGAGGTCAGGTCATCGCTGTCATCTTCAATCACAATAGCCGTAGTTGAAGAATAGGACTTTACCCGATACCAGACAGAATGACCGAGAGCCTTGAAAGGCTTTCCGACCATACCAGAGGTAAAGGTGGTTCCTGATCCAGTAACAGCGCCGGTAGTAACGTCAACCGTCACAGTCCCGGTAGTGTATGAAGTGCCGTACCAATTACCAGAGGCCACATCAGACCAAAAGCCAAGAATGAAAGTCATGATGTTCTTCAGACGTTCATTGGCTGTCTGTTCTACGATAGTGGCTTTAGGGTTCTTGATGTATGAAAGCCAGCGGTCGAGAGTTCGTTCTTTCCAGTAGAAAGACTTGTACTGGTCAATAATCAACTGCCCGTTGACTTCGGTTAAGTCGTCGGCAGTCAGGTTAGTACCAGAGTAGGTTTTTTCTGAGATTTTAGAGAAAGACAGGATGTCGAGTTTGGAACCAACAGCGTTGATTTCGCCCTCATAATCCCGGTTTACAATCTCATCGATGGGAGCCTTTTCGTAGAGCTGCTTGATAAGTTTCTGCGAAAAGCCCTCAGCGACTTTAGTTGCATAGGCGGATGCCATGTAAGTAAGTCCTTATAGGCACCCCTTCTGATTATTCGACTTCTTCGATTGCGTTAGCCTTGACCAATTCGATATACCGTTTGTAATCGGTTTTACGGATATTGGCAGCTTCTTCCAAAGAGATTTTCTTTGGCTTGATTGGCCCTCTAGGGCCACCAGAGCCAGTAGGAAGTGCTTCAGTGGGCATAGGCTGTGGATTAGGTTGCGGAGGAGCTTCATCCTCAGCGTCGAAGAGAAAGGCTTTAGCGATGACTTCGGCAGACAGGCCACGATTGGCAGGTTTCAAAGCAAACCGCTTGAACTCTGCCTCACGCCCTTTAAGCTTGGAGAATTTGGGGTCATCCAGTACGGATTCCACCTCATCCTCTAGCTTCTGTCTTGCCAGGATGTCTTGCTGCTCTTTACGAGTAGCCGCGTTCTGCATCGCAATGGTTTCTTGCCTGATGAGTACACGCTTGTTGTAGTCATCGAGGTTATCCCATTCCGGGAACAGTTGCCGCATCGCTTCATCAGTCGGGGTATCTTGTTTTGTTAAAGATTCAATTCGAGCGTTGGCAACCTTGACCCGTTCAGCATTGAGGATTGATTCCTGTGCTGAGGCTACGAACTTGTCTTTCGGGACATAGCCAGGGGGAGTTTGCGGTTCCGGTGAAGACTGCTCTTGTGGGGTTTCCACTTCTTCACTAGGGGTTTGAGGAGTTTCCATCTCCGGGTCAGCTTGAGGAGTGACCTGTTCCTGTTCCGTTCCCTCAACGGGAGTTTGGATTTCTGTCATGTGATTGTGCCGTCTCTTATTAGGAGGTTTGGCAGGATAAATTATTTTGATTGATGCCAAGGATTAGCTATAGAGGCGTTCTTTACGGTTAGAGGAACCGTTGATGAAGGAGCCTGTGTATGCCACGTTTTAGATCTGATGATACTTTTCATAGAATCGAATGGGGAATTATTCGTATAATCCTGATTCTGCTACTCTTAATTGCAGCCTATAAACTCTTTAAAGTTGAGCTTCCAGGTTTCCCTTGGCCTTTTTAAGCTTTGGAAGACTTGCGGGCCTTCGGCTGTTCAGTTTCGGACTCTTCAGAGGCTGTCTCTTCAGCTTCCGGGTGGTCGGCCAACACTTCGGCGTAGACTGCCTTCTGTTCCTCATTGAGATAGCTTCTGCGCGCTCTGAGGAAACCTTTATCAGCGTCAGTCATTGCCGCTGGTTCCTTGGCTAGAATTTCATCTAGCATCTCTTTGGATTTTGCATCCATCATATGTTTGTTCCTTGTTTTAATTTGCTTAATGATTATTTGATACGTTGTTCAATGTGCTTCTCTAACCACTCCCTGCGCTTCTCTGGTCCCGTAATGAAGGCAAGCATCATCTTGGCATTGCGGAGGACTGCTTTCAGGTAGAGGTCTTTATCCTTACTGTTTTCGTAGTTATTCAAATCGTATTCAAGCCGGTCAATGTAAGAGGGTAGGAACTTCTTTAGGTCGTCTATTGTGACATCCGGCTGGGAGAGCGTCTGCGACCATTGTTCATAGGTCTTCTTTTCTTCTTCGGTAAGCTTATCGGGGCTGAGGCCCAGCTTTTCAAGCAGGCTGTGGAGCGAAAGCATTTTGCGGAGGGGTTAATTGTGGAACGGGTTGTCCTGGCTGGCCGGGAGCGCCAGGTATTCCAGGCATGGCTTGCATCTGCTTCATCCTCTGTTCTTCTTCATCAATCACTTGTTTCTGTTCATCAGGATTCAGGCCGCCGAATTCAAGGATCTTCTTGTCATAGATTTTCTTAAAGGCGAGGTTTTGAGGGAAGTCTTGCTTGATAGCGTTGAGCTTCTGGATAGTTTCTAAGCCCTGCTTTTCACGCTCTGATGAGGAAACCACCCTACAGGTATAACCTGCATCGCTCTTGTAGTCTGACCCTTTGACCGTTTTATTAAAGTAATTGCCCTTGTGGGACTTCTTATAAAGCTTTACGGCTTCGAGCTTGTCAGCATTAGCATTTACAATCTTTGCCCATTTATCGCCCTTTTCCCGCTGAGCCAGCATATAAAACTTGGCTGTGGAGTTGATGCGCTCTTTAGCTGCCGAAACTGCTAACTCGACTTCACCGAGCGTTACTTTCTTCTGTTCGGTATCGCCTTTGGTTGCTGCGGTCGCTGCTGTAGCTGATTCAATAATCTGCTGGACATACTGCATTTCATCTAAGGAATCAGACAGATCAGGAACATCCACCTTTTGATAAACCTCACCCGGCTTGCCGGGGAGTGGATACCAGCCACCGGGCATCGGCTCGAAACTCTGGGGAACCCAATTCTCATTAGCCGTAGCGTCATAGAAGTTCATTCCGTAGTTACGGAGGATTCTATTCTCAGCTAAGGCAGAGATATTGGCGTTCAAGAGCTTATTGGGGTTGCGGACAATATCAGCCACACCATCGGGATATTGGTCATTTCGTTCAGGATCATCTGACCACTTCACCAAAGGAGATGCGTCAATCCCCAGGATTTCAAGCATCGGCTTGCCGGATAGAACTTCACTGTCGCAAACAACAATAGCGTGCCAGTGGAATTCTTTATCCCCCTCATCCCAGATTCGTTTGTAATGTACCTTGAGTTCAACAAGCGTATAACCAATGACCGGGTTATCTAAGTCAGGCACTCCCATTTCAGAGAGCCGCTGATTTTTAGCCTGCATCTGCTGGGTTATCTCTTCGGCCTTTACCAGTCCTGCCTTCTCACCGTAGGCCAGCTTTAAGCGGGCAATAGCTTCCTTATCATACATCGGATTGGAGACCAGTTCATCAATCGTTCGGTAGATGCCCCGTTCAATGATGTGGTCTGCGGTGTTGTCCAAGTCTGCTGGATCAGCGTATCTATCAACCAGAATATCAAACGGCTCTTTAATCTCAGTGGTAATACGGCCACGGACAATATTGAACTTGATCCAACTTATACCGTAGAGAAGAACCTGTTTCTTATCCACAATGTCTTTGAGTTCAAGCTTGTCTTTGGCTACAAAATCAGCCCACAGTTCATTGAAGACGATTTCCTTGTCTTTGTTGTTATCCAGTTCCTCAAATTCAATAGCTGGAAACTCATCAATGTTAGCCAGGATAGTCTTAATCGTTCCTTTCATCAGAGGGACGTTGATAGACTGCCGCTGAGTTAAGCGGTTGATAATGACCGTATCCCGGTAAAGCTGATAGTTCTCAGTCCATTGAGAGTGTCGGCGCTGTTGGAAATCAAAATCCGCCTTTTCGTTGGCATCGAGTTGGGATTTTAGACTGATGTAGTCTATTTTTTGCATTGTCTAGAATTTTATTGACCCTAAAAAATAATTAAAGTAGTATTGGCAAGAAGCAGTAAGGATTTAGAGGCTAGGCTAGAGAGACTATGATTAGGCTCCCAACCTTTCAGCCTTTCTAGCTAGACTCAATTGTAGGTTTTTCCTGGTAGGAGGCAAGTACTGGCGTATCCGCCGACAACACCAAACAGTTCAAGCATCTCATGATGTACATCTGTTGGGACGGAAAATCTAAGGACCTAGTACTTGTTCTCCAAAGACTATTACACTCTATAAGTCAATAAACACGGCTAGGTCCTTCGAGGAAAAGGACGGTGTTTATGGCTTATCAGAACAAAATCCTTCCGAATGAATCTAGCTCCTTAGTCAGAATTGACTCATTCTTTGACAAGCTAGAGCGAATTGTTGAAAGAACTGAGCGCCTTATAATGAAGGCTAAATACCTAATCTTTGGCTTCGCATTTCTGATATTCCTTATTTATGAAATGGTCCATTTTGGTCATTACCTATTGTCTAACTGGCGTTAAATGCCTAAGTTCGGATAATAGTTTTTCACACCACCTTGAACAGTTGTAGGTACATTGCCGGTTGGCTTGTTAATGGTCGCTTGAATATACGAGAGCGCGTCTATTGCGTGTTTAGGCTGCTTGCCCCAGATTGGCCGTTGCTCAATTCCCATATCCGTCTTCACTTCTTCCCAGCGCAGGTTTTCAATCTCTTTCACCAGAAAGTTGAATTCATTGCCTTCATCATCCAGATCAACCAGCTTGCTTGAGATAAAGAGCTTTGGCTTGCCAGTGAGTTCTTGAATCCTGCCTTGCTGTTCGAGGAGCCGCGCCCGGTATTCATCCCAGCTTTCCTTCTTACTGGATAGCTTCTCAACGCCTTCAATGCTGATCCCCGAATCTTTAAGCTGCTTAATGTCTGCCGCCTGTGCTGAGTCCCCAATCCGCTTCACTCTGCCTATAGTCGCTTCCTTTAGCCTGATGAGGTTTTGAATGTCTGGGTTAGTCAGTCCTTTCCTGTAGAAGCCATCGAAGATCCACCAGTTGAACTCCCTGTCTACCCGTACCCACAAACCAGCAGTTGGGACCGAGAAACCGAAGTCCAGACCGAAATAAGTATCCCCTGGCGGCAATTCCTTGATGTCTACAACGTGCGCCTTGCGGTCGAACCAAGCGCATACCAATCCAACCTGTTTAACGAACTTTCCATCTCGCCGGACTTTCAAGGCTTGCGCTGATAGCCCTCTGCCCATCTGCTGTTTCTGTTCTTCGGTGAGCCACGGGTTATCATCCCAACCGGCCTCTGAAACGAATATGTCTGGATTGCTGGTATTCAAGTAGATTTCGTTATATACCCAGGTCATCCCTTTAATAGCGGTCATCGTCAGAATGATGAACAGTTGGATTCCCGCTTCCACCCGGACAAAAGATTCTTCCCAGATGTCTTTAGGCGGTTCTTCATCAAACCAGATCAGAACTTTTCCCGCACCTTGGGCTTTCTCGCGCCCTTGCTCATAACTTTTGAAAGTGATTTTGGATTTGCGCCCGTTGCCAGCGTCTATCAGCAGTTCTTTGAGGATTCCTTTGCGGAGCCAGGTTCTATCGAGGATCTTCTTTTCTGGTAGGTATCTTAGCAGTTTTTTCTGAGTCGTGTCTTTCTGTTCATCGAATGAAGGGCAAAAGCTCCATATTTCCCCCGGCTGTATCCAATCGTGTTCGCCTAATGCTACCTTGGCTACTTCCTGCGCGCCCCATTCAGTCTTACCTACACGGTTGCCCCAGAATAACGCCCTGATTGCTTTCCTGATCCTACTGACCTCTAACTGTTTCGGATGTTGCTTTGCGTACTTAAGGGGATTTTCAGCTATCCGCTTGGCTTTCTCTGCCAGGGCTTTCGCCAAGCTGATTTTTAAACTTCGTGAGGGTTGCATCCAGTTGTTCGTCGCTTAATTTCTCAAACCCCGTAATGAATACATTGTTATCCACCTCTTGCTTGTCCCGCATATTCGTAATGTTCTTGGCAGTAAAGATGAAGCTGGCAGGCGGGTATAGCCCAGCAAGGCCGTTATCAATTAGGAATTCCTTTTGCAACTCTTTGGCTGTGTTATATGCGGCGGAAAATTCCGGGTAAACCTTAGACCATTCAACAATGGTATCGCCGTTTACTGCGATTTGGCGGGCGAATCGTTCAAAGGTAGGCAGGCGATTGGCTACAAGCTTATACTCCTGTTTTTCAAAGTTCTGATTGCCAGCCTTGCCGTAGCCCTTTATGTCTGCCGTGACTTCTTTCCGGCTTGGCTCAATATCAAAAAACTTGATGATTTCAGCGCAGTATTCAGGCTTATATTTTGTTGGTCGCCCTGGTTTCATATGAAACAATCAAATATTCAAAAAGATTCGTTGTAGGCTGACCCAAATAAATTCAGGTATCCATTTTGGAGGAGGTTTCAGGACTGTATCAAGCTTTTCAGTGTATTCCTTTATTCGAATGTCTATCTGTTCGGCTTGCTTCTGTGCTTTACTTGCGAGGTCTTTCTTGTAGAGCTTTCGTAGTTTTTTGGATTGTTTGCCGCTCATTATGGAAATAGTATCTTGCCTACTAAATGAATGATAAGTGCTCCGATTAGGTCTAGTGTTCCTGCTTCTGTTGGCTCTTGAACCTGTGTTTCCTGATGAGGAGTTTCTTTTCTTTCAACTGGTATGGGGAGAGGCCAAAGATCAGGCATTCGCATTCATCATAAGGATATTGGCACCGTTCGCAGGTTTTCATTGAAATTATTTGTGGCTTAGTTGTGAGGCGTATTGGAATATCCACAGCATTAGAATGATTCTCTTACTTCCTGTCAATTGACACCGTAACCGCAACCATTTATACTGTAATTACTACCACTAAAGCTCAATTGAGCAGAAACCTATCAAGTATATGTACTGTGAAAAATGCGCTTGCGAAACCCCGACTGAAGTAGCACCCGATGGAAAGGTTTGTAGTGCTTGTGGAGAGTATCTAATCATTAAACACTAACTATGCAAAAGGTAAACATCAAGCAAGTAGTAAAGGACTATCTGAAACTGCAATCTAAAGGTCGGAAACGCTTTATCTCAGAACTGGCTAGAAAGCATAACTGTTCAAGAGCCTATATCTACAAAGTAATTAAATCTGTATGAACATTATCTATCGGGATCAACTCCATAAGCCCTACCCAAAGATTAAACGACATTACAGCTTATATATCCTCTTAATTATTATCATCCTTATTGGTCTGTATCTATTCCACAGAGCTATAGGAATGCCGGGAGCTTACTAAAATGACAACCTATCGAATCAAAATCTCTGCTGATAAATGGCCCACAGAATTTACAGTCCAAGCCTCAGGCTGGCACACCGCAATTTCACGAGCAATCAAGGAGTGGCGCAAGAAAGCCGGTAAAGGATCACGGACCCAGGAACTATCAATTAAAGCTATAAAGGTCGGAGAATTACTAATCGCTGAAGACTAACCTTATGACCAACAACATCACCGAAGACCCAACAAACCACGATTGCTCACTCTCACCTGATGATGGTTGCTCCACCTGTGAAGCTCTCTACAATGCCCCCAGAACGCAAGAATTGCTCCCTAGAAGACCCGATTATTCCTTTAAGCGTAAAGGATGCTACGCAGACTATCCCGCTGGCTTTAATCTCATTTAATTAACAAAGAACAAATATATGAGCAAACTATTTGATGACCTACTCGTGTTACACAAAAGCATTACAGAACTCAAACTACAATCTCGTGACAACCTATTCTCCGCCAACCATCGGAACGCAATGATTGAGCAATACAACTACACAGACGCTATGATTGCCACCGTTGGAGAACTAATGGGACAAGGGAAAGCATAGCCCCAAAATAGGCCAGCTTGAACTCCTAGAACGTATCTAAGATTTTCATTCCCCTTTCATAAGTAGTATTAGAACATTAATTACATTGTGTCAAATGAGCAAACAATATTCCTGTTCCCTCTGTAAGACCCCTTACAATCCCGATGAAGTCCGTAAATGCCCTGTGTGTGGGACTGAGGTGGTGAAAGGAATACACCAATGAAATTCTTACGATTCCTTACGGGCCTTGCCCTCCTCCTCGCCAGCCTTCCCCTCCTGCTGATTTGGGTTGTTATCGGGAAAGATGAAGATTTAACATATTAAATAAACAAACCTATGACCAACAATAATCAGGATGTTTCTTGGAGAGAAGAATTTGAACAGCAATTAGTGCAACTCTGGAAATTATACGAAAAAGCAAAAGAAGCCGAGATTACACAAGGGCAATCACTGTCGGATGCTGTAAATGCCTATAATGCCCAAATACACTTAATGGAAACCTTCATCTCCCAAGAGCTAACCGAGAGGACAAGACAAGTGATTGATGGGGTTAATGACTATTTTGAAGGGTTGGCATATATGCCCAATCCACAAGCATCTCGTAAAAAACTAATCAGTAAACTAACCTCCCGCTTCCTAGACCAAGAAGTAGGGGGAGAACCAAAATCTCATCTCACTCCCCCAGGGAACTTAGATCAGTAATAAATAAATTATATGA